AGTCAGTTAATACGGTATTATTCGGGATCACCCAAAAAGTCTCTACTCTACTCGGTCGAATGTAGTTTGTATAAAGTGGGTCGCCCTCGCCCTTGCGTGTAATCACATAGCCTTCACCTGCAAGCGTTAACTCTGTGCCTCCACTGTTTGCTGTGCCTGTAGGTCCGTCCCATATTTCAACCCTGTGGGTAACGTTGTTAATGCTCTTAAACGAGCCGTAATAAATCCGTGCCATCTTATCCCCTGCTAGAGTCTCTATTATATCGTTCCAAAACTATTGCCAAATCCCTACCCTGTATACTTGTAGAAGCTACAAATCCGCTGCTGTCGTTACTCTTTAACATCCCTTTTAATTTATCCAATGGCGCTATCACTTCAGGGTTAGAACTCGCCCCAGGATATTCACCCATAAGGCCAAGCGTTGGACCGCTAACTATACCACCGTCTGCAAAGGCTGTAACCTGTGGGCCGTTGGCTAAAGTATTACGCACAATCGCCGCGCCCGCCATCAAAGCAATACCTGCCGCAGCTGCCGCTATTGGGTTGGCTACAATTAATTTTTTAAAGGCATCTGTTGCAATCGCCGTGGCTACAATAGCTTTACCTAAAGTTTGCATAAATCCCGCAATGGCGCCTAGCATATTCTTTCCAAAATTTTTGCCTGCGTTTTTATCGCCTGTTGCAACGTCTGCAATAAGTTGCGCAAATGATGCCGCGGCCTCAGTCTGTAAGGTAGCGAAAGCAGCGTTAAGCTCTGCCGTTAACTCCTTCATTTTTTTAACTGTTTCGCTGTAGCTCTGAGGGTCAATTTTGACCTGCAATAATATTGGCGCAACCCCTGTGCCCGCTACCATATTGGCAGGGGTAAATTGTTTTGATTTTAAAGCATCGGCTGCCGCTTTATCCTTTAGCTTTTTATTACGCTCAATGTTAAACTGCTCAGCATCGTTTACTCCTTTGCCGTGCGCAATAATTAAATCTAATTCTTTTTTTAATTGTTTCTCGGTAAGTTCTGCAGATTTTTGGGTTGACTTGCCTTTAGCCGCAATCTGGATATCTAAGCCCTTTAATATAATATCGTTCTCTAGTTCCTGCGTCGTTTGTGTTAACTGGATTTTTAATTCTGAATCATCGCTTAATTGACCTTGCAAAGTTTTTAAGGCCTTAAGCCTTTTATGCATGTGCTCCAGTTCTATCTTTGCAATTTCCGCCTCTGTTTTACCTGCAAGCTGAGCCTCTTTTATTGCAACATTCTTTTTATATTCTAACTGGCGCTCAACAAATTTTAACGCTCTGTTATTGTACGCCTCTAATTCTGTAGTATATTTTTTCTGTGCTTGCTCGGCAGCTTCTGCCGCTTCTGCATTATTTTGAAGTGCATTGTAAATTAAAACTAAGCCCGCGATAATAGCGCCCGCTCCAGTAGCAACTAATGCGGCAGAATAAACGCGCGCTGCAACTGTTGCCTGCCCTAAAACGTAGGTTTGTATTTTTGTGGCCGCGGTAGTTAGTCCAACCATGAAAGCACTTTCTGCCTGCAAGGTATTTTGAACCGCTTGCAATCCAGTTACCAAAGCCATAACGCCCTGCAACTTTACCATCGTTTGCTGCAGCTCTTTATTCTCACCACCAAATACAGCAGCCGCACCTTGCGCTACGGCAAAGCCTCCAGCAACTCCCTGAATACCACCGAGCACCGCATCTAGCCTACGCGTGTCGCTTGCAAAATAAGTCACCTCTCCGCGCGTATCGGCGATGGCATCCTTCATGCGGCCCGCCTGTTTAATTATTTCGTTTGCAACTTGCGCAAACTCTGGACCTAATGCCCGGGCTTCCATCGCCAACTGAGTTAACTGCCTTACGCTTCCCATCGTTGGGTTACGCGTAGCAATAGACGCCAAACGTTCTTCCATCGACTTAGCCGACTTCGCAACCTCGGCGCTCATTTGGTTGCTGCTCTTTTGAACTATCGCAATGGCTTTGTTAAACCCTTCGCGCAGCTTTTCAATGTCGGCGCCTATAACAATATTTAAACTTTTAGCCATTACCTAGTAAAGTTAATTAAATAGTCCTGAGAAATTTGGTATAAACCTGCAAAGGCGGCTGTATCGTCGGCGGTTTGATTCTCGCCGTCGTATTCCAGTGTTTGGCATTTGATCCCGTTAAAAGTTCCGGGCAATGTTACCGCCTCAAACGCTGTGCGAATTGCTGAAGCAACCGCCTGCGCACTGCTCAAACTTGTGCCATAAGCATTAACTTGAACGCGTGCAAACTCTGTGCGGCTATGCCCTGACTTTGTAGGGTTAGGAACTTGGCTAATTAAGTTATAACTAACAGCGGGAAACGCGCTTTCCTGTGGTATCCTAACAGGATTTAGCCGCGTAGATATTAGCGCAGTGAGCGCCGCGTTAGTACTTAAGATATTGTAGGCTATTTTATTTGCGCTCATGCTTTCGCGTCTGGGGTTAACTTATCAAAGACATGCGAATATAACTTTAAAGCGTCGTGTATTGATAGGTAATCGGATACCTCCCACGGAAATGTTAACAGCCGTTTGGGTTCTATGGGCTTCTTTAAGTGTGGGGCCATGCCGGTAGCAACAGCCCAGCGGGTTATTTCCCATTGGTTTCTATACTGTTGCTGCTGAGCTTCGCGCATCCCTTCCAATTTTAAACGCCAAAAGCGAGGCGTAGACTTTAAAAAAGCCTGCTCACTTAGCATCATTTCGCCATAAGCAATGCGCTCAATCTTGCGCCAAGTTAGCGGGGCGCCGTCGCCCTTGGCAGTTACTCCCCCGTTGACTCTTCAACAGGTGCAAAAAATTCTGTTATTGCTGCGGTAAAACCTTCCAACGCTGGGCTGATTTCCTGAAACTTTTTAATCGCCGCGCCTAACTTTTGGACTGTCGGGTAAGGCGTTTTTTTATCCTGAATCTCGTAGCCTTCCAAGATCCCGTAAAACGCGCAACTCAAAGCAAAATCCATAGACTTAGCCAAGTCCTTTTGCAGGTTTAAATCCGCAAAGGTTTCCATACCTGCAACCTCCATAATATTACGCAGGCTGTTCATGTTAAATAAAAGGGGGTGATCAACACCCCCTAGTTTAATTGTAGTGCTCATGGCACAAATATAATACTATTAAGCAACAGTACCCAAAGTCAAAGCTCCAGATCCCTGCAAGGTGCCTGTCCAAGTTGCTTTGTCGTTGTTTGGTGCGCTAAGTGACAAGCTGCTAAAGAAAGCAGATCCACTGTATTTTTCGTCACCTGTTACGTTTGATGTCATTACGATAGTCAATAAAGTACCCGCTAGCAAATCTGTTACCAAATCCTTGTAAGAAACTTGTGAAGCTCCTACGCTAGAGTCATCTTCAAAGATTGCTTCAACGTTCAAAGTGTAGCCATACTCACCCGCGATAAATTCCTTTGCGCCTGCGCTGTCTTTACTTGTAACGTCGATCATATCCTTAGAAATGTCGAGCGAGTTAGATGTCGCGTTAGCGATTTTTTTAAGTGTGCCGCTCACATCTTTATAGATGCTTATGAGCGTGCCGTTTACTGGTCCAGTAGTTGCCATGATTATTTGTATATTAAGTTATTTTTCTTTGCTAATTTGGCTAGGATTTTATCCACGCCGTTTATAATTCCGTCCGTTACTCTGCCCGCGTTCTGGTCTAATGCCGGGCGCATAAAAGGGCGCGCTTCAATGATGCCAGTATAGCGGCCCGTCTTTTCCTGTATACGTGCAACAGTGCCGTATTCAAACATCGGCCCCAGGTAATTATTGTAATATTCCTTACGCAATCCTATTAAAACCTTTGTTTTGTTATCCTTATCCTTTCCAGTAATAAAGCCGATTGATGCCGCCAAGTCTCCGCCTTCCTTTGGCGCTAAGTTCTTTGCACTACTAATTATTGGTAATGCCTGAGCTTTAAGCATGCGCTGAAATTCGGGGTTATCGATTTCGACCCCCATTGCTTTTAAGGCGTCTATAACCTCGGCAATATTTTCAACGTTTTTTGTCACTCTGTTAATTCAGTTTGCAACTTCAAATATAAATTCCTTGCTAGGTTTGCAATGTTAACAATGTTATGGTTTAGGCCCGCGTCAACTATTCTATGCTTCACGCTTACCGCTGAATTATAGCGGATAGTATAGTAAACGATTTGCTTATGCTCTCTGCGGTCCGCATTCACTTGCTCGCTTCCGCTTTCCTGTTCTACGCGCTGAGCCCAAGCCGTTGCGTATTCGGTCCACGTTTGTAATTTCTCCCCTGTATTCGCGTCGATAGTTTCCGCATAACTCTGCAGGCTTACCAATACGTCCATAGATCCCGACTGCATTATAGTATGATTTGGATTTTGTAAGGGTCTAAAAGATACTCGAAGCCTAAAGATATCTTGGCTTGTATGGTTCCAACTACAATAGCATTCCTGTTATCGTAATACTGACCGACTAAAAGCAAAGCGGCGTGTTTAATTGCCATCGGAAATATTGTATCTGGGTCAACGCTTGCGGTTCCAACTGGATTAAATCCTTCAGATACTTCAATAATGTATTTAATTGTATCGTCAGTAATCGAGTCGGGCGCAGTATTGATAAAGATATTTCGTGAGTAGTTGCCCATTGGGTCAGGTGCTACTATCCAATCACTGCCAGCAAATGCCGTTACCGCTTGGCTAGAGTTAACGTAAGAAACAGAGTTGACAGCCAACACGCGGCTATTTACGCGTAGGTAATTGCCGCTAGGTATATTGAGTCCGTTAACGGGATTGATTAGCGCAGGCGAGCCCGTAAAGCTATCAAAGCCATATTTAGCCGTTGCCTTCTTAATCGAGTATCCTAAGTAATTGCTGCAGGAGTCAACGGCCATACTAATTAAACCGCTAATATAACTGTCATCATCTGAGGCAGTAACGCGCAAATGCTGTTTAGCGTCGGCCAAACTTAAGTAGTCTGTGGCGACATTTGCAAAGGCTGTGTATCTTCTACTTTTGAACATTATTCGGCGTCTAATTCGGTCTCTGGGTTAGTCGGTTTCTTTTTGGTCTTTGGTGCAGCTACAACTTCAACAGCCCCCGCCTCAAGTAATAACTCGGCTTGCTTTGTTTCAATGTCTACAACTTCACCCAAGTTGTAACTTAGGTTAAAGTGCCCTGTTGGGTTGATCAAAAATTTAACTAACATTTGGCCCGTGGGGGGTGCAGTCAAGACCCCCCGCAGCACTCGGACTTTTACGCCCCCGAGCGGGCTAGTGATTAGGCGACGATGTCCTTACAAACCGCGAAGGCAGTAGGCTGCAACAAATTGCAATCCATGTAAGCGTTAAGCACAACGTTAGTTAAGCCAGCAGTAGCACCTGAATAAGGGTCAACTGTTAACTCCATTCCGCCGAAACTCGCAATAGCCATCTTGCTGAAGTCTCCGAAGATCATTGCAGACAAAGTGCTAGACGATCCTTTGCTCAAGTTACTAGGAACCAAAGTTGTTGTCGCAACATTGTAACCGTTCAACTCAGTGCCACCAGAAGGCCAGATAAAGTTACCTTCTACGCCTGAGGCTTGGCGGGCAGTAGTTTGCAATTTAGCTTTCACCAATGGGTTAGTCAAGTAAGCAACTCCGTTACCGTTAGCGTTCTCTACTGCTTTCATCAAGTTAACAACATCGGCCCAAACTGGAGCGATTCCGTTAGCGTTGGTAGAGTTAGAAGTTGCACCACCTGCGAAAGTTACGTTAACGTTAGCGTTTGCAATAATACCAGTAGGCTCGTTAGAACCACCGCCTTTAATAGCAGCAGTTTCCAAAGATTGGGCCATAGCATTAAGCAACCAATTTCTAACGTAAGCATCAATCGAGTTGCTAGATTGCAACATCAACTGGTTAGACACCTGAATATAGGCAGCCAAACGCTTAGGGCTAAAAGTGATTTTTGAGAAAGCGGGGCTCTTTTCGGTAGCTGTTCCGTTTTCAGTATTCCAACCTGCGCTAGGTACAGTGCTAGCAGTAGGCATATCCAAGTTGCCAACCAATCCGCTCAAACGTTGAACGCCCAAGTTAGCTAAAACTGTGCGAGGCAACAAAACGTCAATGATTGAACCTACAGAAGTTTGAACGTTAACGCCACCTTCAGAACCAGAAGTTCCGCCTGTTGCAGTCATGTCACGCTTAAATACCGCGGAAGGGATTTTAATAGAGTGAGCAGAAACGCTAACGCCTGAGCGCTGGAACTCGTCGCCACCCATTGCAGAAAATTCGCCCTCAACACCTTCACGGCGTCCAGTAACAGCCATTTCAATAGCGCGCTTAAAGCTGTAAGCGTCGGCCATGTTTGACTTTTCTTTCTCTTCGCTACGGCTTGCGCTGTGGCCTGCTGCTTGAGCTGCAAGGTTCTGCAATTTCTCTAAGGTTTCAACCTCTGCTTTGATCGCGCCCAAACGAGCCTCGATTTCAGACAAACGGTTAGTTTCAGTGTCAGCCATAGAACGTGCTTCACGCTCGATGGTAGATTGTAGGGTAGACAATTCGCCTAGCAAACGTCCACGCTCTTCTTTTAGGGCTTTAATTTTATTCATGATTTTTGTTTTTTTAATAGTTTGTGTATCTGGCTAAAGCAAGTTTTAAAATATCCGCGCTTACTTGACTTTGTTTTGCGGCTTCAATTTCTAACTCTTGGTCTCTAGTTGCTGCAATGCTGCGAGCGTCCGCTTCTGTATCCTCATACGCAGGATAAGTTACAGGGCTAACATCGTACAGGTCCTCAATAACTTTAATAGTACGCTTTCCCATTGTGCCGTATTTTTCTGACTCGCTCCAGTTCTGCTCTTTGATTGTAAAAGCAAATGAGCTTTGAGTAATGTCGCCGCGCATAATAGAACGCACGACGCTCATATGCGTAGGGTTCTCGTAATCTGGGACCCAAGTATACTCTAAATTCCCCTCACCATTTACAAACACTCTGCAAGTGTCTGCCTTTGTGCGGCCTAAAATTAAGTCGGCTTCATGATTAAACAAACAACGGATATCGTAATCTTTACTTAAAGCATTGTCAAACGCCCCGGCCATTATAACCTCTTCAAAGTATCCAAGGTCAGTAACTGAATTAATAACGGCAGCGATGCCACCAATTTCTTTTGGCATGCCTTCGCCGTCTGCTCTGGTGTGGACGGTGCCCGTAAATGTGCGCCTTTCTTGTTTCATTTTAATTTATTGTTTGGTTATTTACGCCCTCGGGGTTATTGTTTTTATCTGCAGTTGCCATAAGGTTTGCAATCTTCGCGTCCATATACTCGTTAATCTGACTTGACGGCATTAAGTTGGCTTCGATTAAATATTCGTCGCCACCATCAAACGCGTTTACATCCTCATAAACCCGCGCCTCGTTTCTAGAAAGCCAGCCGCCGCGGATGCCTTTATTATAATAGTCTGCTCGCTCGTTAGCGGAGGCCCTCAATAGTGAGTTAAAATTAAATTTAAAGTAATATGTAAGCTTGTCATTTTCTGTTAACAACTTACGGGCTAATTCCTGCTCGATGTTAATCGCATAACTCATTAAAGTGCGAGCGTAAAAATCTTGGTACTCCTGCTCGACGCTAGACTTAATCCCTGCGGTTGCGCCTATCATTGAAGCAGGCACTCCAAAGATTCTCGCGATTTCCTCGCTGCTAAATTTACGCGTTTCCAAATACTGTGCCTCTTCAGGGCTTAGGCTTAATTTTTCCATCTTGATGCCGTTGGGAAGCACAGCGCTACGGCTTGCCCCGTCTATAACATCGTCGAGGGATTTTTTCAAAGGGCCCGCTTGGTCTATTTTTATCTGGGCGTCTGACGTTAACAAAAATTTCAATACTCCATTTTTATAAACGCCGGCGCTCTGGCTAATTGCTGCCAAGTCAATACCTAAAGTTTCCGCATGCAATACTACTGGGCTCAAACCTACCAAAGGATTATCGCCACACATTCCTTTAAAGTGTAGCATTTCCGTTGCAGGGATCATGCCCGGGTATCCTGCGAGTGTAACCTTGTAAAACAAAAGGCCGTCCTGCATAACAGGGGTAACGTACTGCGGCGCGATTGGGTGCAACTCTATGCCGATGTTTCGCACGTCGCGATTAATAAAAGCGTAAGCGTTACCAGTTAGCGCCAAGTGGCTCGTCATATACTTGGTGAAATCGTATTTAGTTTGATAGGGATTCGGCTCGTTAGTTAAAGCTGTGGCGTAGTGGATTATAATTTGGTCCCTGCTTTGGCCATCGTCTTTATACAATTTCAAACCAAGCCCCGCGATTCCGTCCGCAATAACTCTAACGCAAGCGTGCACGGATGCAATGCTTAGCGCCGTTGTATTATTTACGGCTTGGCCGCTTTTGGTTTGATAGCCAAAAATATTGTTTAAGGTATTCACAAACCAGTCTGCGGGTTGCGTTAGCATTGACCGCTTTTCTGTTTTCCGTTCCCAAAATCGTAGATTCATCGCCCGCAAATTACAACCTCTTTAATTCTGCCGTGTTAACAAATCTTATTTATTACGCCCCTGGGCTAGCCACCTGCAAAGAGCCGAGCGAAATACGTCGTAGTTTTTATAGCGTGGCACGCCGTACCTTTCCAAATACTCTGCCTCGGTTGCGTTATAGGCATCCTCATAAGTGCGATACTTAGGAAGGTTAAAATAATACTTGTTCATGAAGTCGTCAACAAATCTCATAAGCTTATAAACCAAAAGTCCGTTTCTTTTTCTTTGGCAGCGTCCTGCATAGCCGTGCCCAATGCCATTACAATAGATACAGGCCCATCGACCTTATCCCCGCTCTTTGCTTTGTTAATCTTAATATTGCCCGCAGGATCATTTGCAAGTAATACATTGCCCATCATCCAACGCGTAACTGGGTTGCCATCGTGTTTAAGCCTGCCGTCCTTTACTAGTCGCTCGAGTTCCTTCGTCGGGCTGCTCATTGAAATAAAACCCTGACCAAAGGGGAACATTTGCAAGCCCTCGTTTTGTAAATCAATTACAAGCTGCGAAGCGTTGAAACGGTCATAAGCAATGTCCTTGATATCAAACTCTAAAGCCAAATCTAATATTTGCGCTTTGATAAAATTATAATCCGTTACGTTGCCATCGGTTGCAGTAATTACACCGTCCGCAATCCATTGCCTAATACTTGCACCTGCTGCGTCCTTTCTTTTGTACGCTGCCTCGCTTGGCAAAAAGTACCAAGTCCTAATCGCCGAGTATTCGGGCCAATACAAAGTAAACGCGCAAAAGTCTCCAGTGCTCGCCAAATCCAACCCCCCGTAACAAATCCCGTCTAGTTTTTGTAACTCGGCGCATTCCATCCAAGTAGTGTCGTTAATCCAAGTCATGGCCGTATCTGTCCACACATTTAGCAGTTTGGTTTTAAATTCAACTTCTTTGTGTACAAATTCCTTAGCCTCGGTTAGCGCCTGCTCTAACTGACGCGGATAAACGCTTACGCCCCAATTAGGATTAGCCTTTGCCCAGTTTGCCGAGTCTGTCCAGTCGTCGCCCTCATCCAAAGTGTAAATCACCGAAAACAAAGCATCGTCCTTAATCGCCCCAGATAAAACCGAGGCGCAGTAATTGCGATGTTTATAACACGGCGACTCACGATTAAAGCCCGCCGTCGTAATTGTAAATAACAACGGTTGCCTTCTTGCCCCCATCGAGTTGCGCAATACGTTATAAAGCTCATCGTTTGGGTGCGCGTGGTATTCGTCAATTACTGCGAAGTGAGTGTTTAGCCCGTCCTGTTTACTTGGGTTCCATTCGAGGGGCTTATACACCGATTGCCCATAAAGTATTCGCCGATTGTTTACACTGTTGTTAACGGTTAACGATTCTGCTAGCCAGTCTACATTTTGGCAAACGCGGACCGACTCTGCAAATACCATCATGGCTTGGTCGAGTTTAGTTGCCGCGCTATAAACTTGCGCTGCACTTTCGCCGTCGGCCATTAGGCCGTAAAGCATAACAGCACTGGAGAAAGTAGATTTGCCATTTTTTCGGGGTACCTCTACATAAGCCCTCGTAAATCTTCGCGATCCGTCGGGATTGAGAAAGCCAAACAGATTCCAAACGATAAAAGCCTGCCAACCTTCCAACTTAAACGGCTTGCCGGCATAGTCTCCCGTCGAGTGCTCGAGCTGTTCGATAAAGTCGATAGCGTGCTGCGCGTAGTTTTCACTAAACGCCCAACCCCCCGCCCTGTCGGACAGATAACGGTTAACAGCATTGCGCACGTGTTCGCACACAACTACGCGCCCAGAAGTTACGCCCTCAATATACTGCTCAGCTATTCGCAAAGAAATAATCTAAAGCTATCTGCGCAAGGTATTGGTTTCTGTAAAGGTGCGGCGTATCGCTCCAAAGCCCATTCTTGCCACATGGCTTAAAGCCGCTGCCTTGATCACGGCAAAGGATAAAATGGAATCCGCTTGGCTCGATTCTAAAACTTACGCCCTCGGTTAATTCCACTGGCTCGGTTGTTTCAATTTTCTTTTTCATGCTATTTTTGATTTTTGTAAAAGTTCCAATTTACCTACTGGCGCGCTCTTGCCTGTTTCAATCTTGCCCCTCGCGCTTGGCGTTACTCCAAAGAGTTGCCCCATTTGTGTAGCTTGCTTAAGTGCCCGGCTACGAACATCGTACCAGGGCGAAATAACTTTATCGCCAAAACGATTTAACACAACTTCCCCCTCCGCCTCTGTCATTCCGCACGCTTTCTTGTAAAGTCCTAACTCGTTGCAGTACCCGGCAACTAATCCAAGATCAACGCCTGTTAACAAATGATTGTTTTTCAATTCCTTGCAAGTGATATCCCAGTACTCAAAGCCTAAAGCGTTTAAGTGCGCTGGAGGTTGTGGCACCCCTTCGCTTAGTTCGACAATCATAGGGGCAAGCAATTCCCTGCTCGGGCTTAGCGTTCCCTTCATTACCTTAATTTCGGTAGGTATTCGTGGCCTTCCTTTCATATTTACAAATATAGTCTAAAATTTAGTACATTTATTTTTGCACGGGTGTGAAAGAA